ATACGAGCTTGTACTCCGAACAGATAACCCTATGATATAAGATTTAGGGAAGCTACCAAGTGATAGTTTATTTGATATAGACATAACCTTGTATAATAACAATGGTACTAATAGTAGTAAAGAAAATGCAGAACTGAACCAGATATGAATGAACCGAATGAACCCAAACCCATACTTAGATATAAATGGGAATATAGCAACTTTTTAGAGTATATAAAAGATAAGAAAATAGAACGTGCTTTGATATATGCAAAAACTCTTGGTATAGATAGAAGAACATTATCAAACTGGGCAAGTCAGCCTGAATTAAGAGAGGGTCTAGCATTAGCTGTTGATAGTATTATCGAGGGTATGCAACGTGCAGGTAAGAACGATTGGCGAATGTATAAAGAACTGTATACAATGCTTGGTCTTGACGATATTAAGAACGTAGATATTACAAGTAATGGGGAAACATTACCTACCGTTATACTAGAAAGTGTATATGGAAACAAACCAAACTTCCGAGTCAATAATGAGGTTGCCGAGACTGATAACGTGGCAACAGACAGTAACCCAGAATAACGCACGATTTAAGATACTTAGATGTGGACGTAGAACTGGTAAGACTTTTTATTTTATTATAGATAGTCTTTCACTGGGTTTGCTATACCCTAACTTATCAATGGCGTATGTTGGCTTAACGTATGGTCATGCAAAAGATGTTGTATGGGAAGATTATTTAAAGCTTGCCGGTGGATTGATTGAATACAAGAACAGTCAAGAGTTGATCATACGATTGCATAATGGCTCACGAATAAAACTCTACTCATGGGACTCAGTCGATAACATGCTAGGTAAGAAGTACCACAAAGTCTATTTAGATGAGTGTGCAGTCGCTAAGAACCTTAAAAAAGCATGGGAAGATGTAATCGAACCTACGTTACTTGATTATCATGGTGAGGCGTTATTTGCTTCTATGCCTCGTGGTAAAGGTCAATTTAAAGCTATGATTGACGAGAGTAAAAAGAAAGATGATTGGCAAGACTTTCACTTTACATCTTATGATAATGACACTATCCCAAATGTAAGAGAGGATTTGGATCGCAAGCGTAGAGATATAGCACCTAGTGTATTTGCTCAACAATACCTTGCAGAGTTTACTGATTTAGAGGGCCGTATATATACTGAATTTAAGCGTGATGATGCATTACAAGAATGTCCATTTACGCCTATACGATATGGGTTTAGTGTAGACTTTGGCTACAATCACCCACTTGCGGCTTATGTATACGCTATAGGAAGTGACGATCAGATTCATGTTATTAAAGAACTGTATGCTCGCAAGTTAGATGATTTACAACGTGTACAAGCTATTAAAGATTTAACCGATGAGTATAGAATAGATGTTGCAGTAGCAGATAGTGAAGACCCGATTGCGATACAACAGCTATCTAGAGAATTAAACTTTAGGGTAGACCCTGCTGTTAAAGGTAAAGACTCAGTGTTTCAAGGTATTAACGAAATGAAATCAGCCTTTCATTCAGGGCAACTTACGGTCAGTGATACATGTACAAACTTAATAGACGAATTAGAAATATACAGTTGGAAGCTAGATGCAGAGGGCAAGGAAACCGATCAACCAATAAAAGAGAATGATGACGCTTGCGACTCAGTAAGGTACTTTGTTACTAAGATACGAAACACAAGTTTAATAACAATGCAAGATATTGCAATGTGATTGTGCTATAATCACATTAGAGCGCCATTGAGTGCCATAACAGGGTAACATTTATGAAATTAGGTCAGCGATTACAGACCGCATACAAGGTTCTAACTTCTCAGAATCTTGGCAATTCAATTAGTGGACAAGTTCTACGCAATTATCAACAAGGGTCAGCCTTTAACCCAACACGACAACTCTACGGTATAACGTATAAAGCAATAGATAAAATAGGTATGGCAGTAGCCGACTACGAGCCACTGGTAGAAAAGTCTAATGGTGACACACTAGAAAACCATCCTATTTATAACCTTGCTAAAATGCCAAACCCTAGACAGAATGGGCATTACTTCTTTCATCTTGAAGCGATGCTGTATGAGATATATGGAGAAACTTTCTGGTACAAGGTACGAGGTGAACGTACAAACAAAGTAAAAGAACTGTACCTACTTAATCCGGCTTCTATGGAGTTAGTATTTGGTGAGGGCGAGTTGCAAGGCTATGTACTACATAAACCAAACGGACAACAGATACCGTTTACCTTAGAGGAAATACACCACGATAAACGACCTAACCCATTTAACGAATGGCGTGGTATGTCAGTAATGGAAAAAGCATCACAGTATGTAGACATTGAACTCACTACTACTTCGTTTACGTTGAACTATATGCGGAACAACGCTAGTCCATCAGGGATTGTAAGCCTACCTGATATGGATCGAGATACGTTTAAACAATTCGCTGCTCAATGGCGTGAGGGGTATGAGGGACCGGAGAACGCCGGAAAGACTGCCTTTATACGAGGTGGTGAAGCAGACTTTAAAGCAGTTGGTGCTACTCTAAAAGACATTGATCAGAAGATAACTCGTGACATGGCAAAAGACGACGTGCTGATGATGTTCGATATGCCGAAAGGTTTACTCGGAGCAAGTGGTGAAAAGGGATTAGGACGAGCAGAAACAGAAGCATTAGAATACATATTTGCGAAGTATAAGGTCGAGCCTATGATGGAGCGACTAGATGAAATCTTTGAGGGTATATTAGTTGAGATGGGTGTGAGTGATTCTACCAGTGAAGTAACGCACTTATCTACAATCCCAGATGATAAACAATATATACTTGCTCAGAATGAAAAAGGTGTAGGTCGGTGGATAACTATAAACGAGGCTCGGCAATCACAGGGACTTCCTCCCATACCTGATGGTGATGAACTCGGTTCACCGCCTGCACCCACAACTGAATCAAAGGCTAAGAAAGTCACGCTTAAAAAAAAATTAACTAAAGCTGAAATGACTAAGAAAATAAATCAAGACCAAGAGGAGTTCAGACGAAACTTGGTTGAGACTAACGACATCTATGCTAAGAAGTATAAAAGCAAATTAGTTACCTTTCTAGGTAATCAAGAGGACGAGATTATAGAAAAGATAGGCGCAAGGAAAAAAGCTTTTGAAGAATGGTTGTTTGATATAAAGAACGCTAGTGAAGATATGCGTGACGCTTTATTGCCAGTCATATTAGAACTGATGGAAGCACAAGGCGAAGATGTATCTAACTTTATTAGTGGTGAACTACTAACAATCTCACCTGAAATACGAACTAAAGTAGAACATGACATCTTACAAATTAGTGGTGTATTTAACACAGATACGATCAAAGCACTAGAAAAGACATTACAAGAGGGTCAAGCACAAGGCGAATCTCTGGTTAAACTAAAAAAACGTGTAGAGGAAGTTTACTCAGACGCTAAAGGCTACCGAGCAGAACGTATTGCCCGAACTGAATCATTACGAGCAAGTAATTCTACAGCCGAGATTGTTTATCAGCAATCAGGCTATAATAAAGTAGAGTGGTTTACTAATCCCGGAGCTTGTGAGTTCTGTCAAACATTTAGCGGTAAGACAAAGAACATTGGATCAAACTTTATGAATAACGGTGATACATTGACTGGTGCTGATGGTGGCATGATGAAAATAACTTATGATGATGTGGCAACGCCACCGCTCCACCCTTCTTGTACTTGCTCGCTAGTACCAGTTTAGGAAAAATGAATGAATACATGTAAATATTGCAATCAAAAATACGCACCAACAAGAAAAGACCAAAAGTTTTGCAGTATTAGTCATGCTTTAAAACACCGTTATGCTAATGGGTTTAAACCAAATACAGAAAAAGCACATGAGACACTACGCACCAAAGGTCATTATAAAAGAGATAATACATACTTAAAAACTAATAACCCTGCTAAATCACCCGAAGCAAGAATAAAAATATCTGATTCCAAGATGGGTAATAAAAATGCTATGTACGGAATTGTGGGTGATAAACATCATAATTGGTCAGGTGGAAAAAACAAGACAATATGGAAATCAGTAGAATATCAACGATGGCGCAAATCAGTAATGCGGAGAGATAATTTTACTTGTGTAGAATGTGGAGATAACAAAGGCGGTAACTTAGAAGCAGACCATATTAAACCTAAATATTTATTTCCTGAACTAACATTTGTAATAGATAACGGCAGAACGCTTTGTGTAGATTGTCATAAAGCAACTAAAACATGGGGACAAAAAGTGAAGTCACTAAGCAGAGCGGACTTCGCATAATGGATAACCTAGAACTCTACCAAGAAGAACAGCGTCAAGCTCTTATAGATATGAATAAGGGTATTGTTGAATTGTCTAAAAAAGTACAACAACAGATAGATGCGTACGAAGTTGTTAAAAATGTTGAAGTCACCGGTAGAGTAGAAGTAAATACTGAAAAAGAAATAGCTGTGAGCAACTTAGAGGACTTACAGGGCTCAATAGAAAGCTTAGAGGGTACATTATCTAAAGCTATTAAAGATAACTCGTACAAGCCCTTAGAAGCGGTCACCGTAAAGAATATTAAGGACGCATTACCTACTGAGTTAAAGATTACTAACTTAGCTGATATTAAACAGTATTTTAATGATCTTGAGCAATCTATTAAGAATAATCAGCCAATTGTCAACGTAGCAAAACAAGACATTGTATTCCCTACTGATCCAAAGAAGCCAATACCTGTACGCATAACTGATGGTAAGAAGTTTATAGACGCATTGACAGTCGCAGTCGGTGGCGGTATGGATTCTCAAGGAATCATAGACGCTATAAATAATATTACAGTTAGTGTTGATACAACTGGATTGGCTACAGAAGCAAAACAAGATGACCTTATTACCGCTGTTAATAATATGGGTGGTTCAGTAACATATAAAGTTCTCGTAGACAAATCAGTTACCGACATTATCTATATCGGCAAGGCAACTATTGGGACGGCTACGAGTGTAGCAAGTTGGCAAATTAAAAAAATAGACAAGACCGTAACAGATAACGTAACAATAACCTACGCAGCAGCAGGGGCTTTTACCGCAACGTGGAATAACCGAGGAAGTGAGACTTACTCATGAAACCAATAAATCGCAGATATCATAATTTAGATAAGCCCACCGTTGCTAGTTCGGTAACTTGGGATATGAGTGATGGTGATGAAATAGTAGTAAGGAGAGTTATTTAGATGTATTACGTTGCAATAAAATCTGGTGATTATAACGACGGTACGACTTGGAATTCAGCTTTTGGTACTCCAACACTTAACACTAA